CTTTTTTCACACTTTTGTAATGCAGAAACAATTATTGATAATAGCTAAGGTAAAATCTTAAAAAGCCCCCGGCCTGTTAAAAATCATCTCACCTACTTTTAACACATAACGAGCGAACCCGAATGACCGGGGGCAAATGCCACCGTTCTCAGGTTCGCTTTCATGTGTTGTAAGTGAGATGTTGCAAAGATAATCATTAAAAGTTAAAGCAGTCGAATTCCGGCTGCTTTTTTTTATGCTTCAATTTCTCTCTTGGCTTATATTTTAGGAGAAAAGAGTTATGAAAGCGAGTAATAATTTGGTGGAAAAGTATGGCTGGGATAAGATAATTCACAGTCCAAGTGATGGTCGAGCAGTTTTTTCGTATAAACCTATCCATAAAGTAAAATGACAAAAATATGAATACGGATGCAGTGAATGCGGCCCTTCAGGTGGGCAAGGGGATTAGCGATTTTGGCATGGTGGCCATTGCAGGAGCCTTCTTCCTCATTATATGCGGTGTGATGTGGCTATTCATTTTCAAATGGTTCAAACATTTGGTGGATAATGTGATAACCAGGCAGGAAAAGGTGATAAATGATTTGCTTGTGGAAACCAAGGCTCAAAATGAGGTTCTCTCTGATATTAACGAGGGGCTAAAACCTATTTCTCAGATGCAGATAAATTCGGTTTGTAACAACTTCTTTGACCTTGATTGTGAAAGGCTGTGCCGGCTGGTCCGCAATGTGCGCGATGAGAACAATATTGATGATAAGCAGAAGACGAGGCGAAAAATAGAGACGCGTTGTAATGCCATAATCAAAAAGCGGAGTATTGAACTCGACAACTTTATTCACCGCGGAAAAAGGCTCAGTGAGTTTATGTCAACGGATTGGGTAAAGAAGTTTTCAGACATAATAGAGTCGGAAATCTATAATCCTGTCGGCGCCAATAACGCACGTGCCTATGCCAATATCAAAACAGCCATTGATGAGGCTAAGGTTGAATTTTTTAATAACATGAATAAATAAGGAGTAACAGAATGAAAAAGAAACTGATTATTGCAGCGATTGTTATCGCTATCATCGTGGGAGTTATGCTTTACATGCACTACACTCCGTTTTGGGTAAATCTGACTACTGTTGTATCATTCGGTGTCGGTGTTGTTGCCGGATGGGTGGCTCGTGTGGTTTATGACAAATATTTCAAGGAGGACGTGCAGAATGAAAATATTGATTGACAACGGACACGGAAGTAACACTCCGGGCAAGTGTTCACCGGACGGAAGATTGAAAGAGTATGCGTATGCCCGTGAGATTGCTGTACGTTTGGAAGCGGAATTGCGCAAACAAGGCGTTGATGCCGAACGTATCGTCAAAGAGGAAATAGATGTCCCCTTATCCGAGCGTTGTCGTAGGGCAAACGAATACAAGTCCGGTGACACTATCCTTGTATCCATTCACTGTAATGCAGCGGGAAATGGTTCTGCCTGGATGCAGGCGCGCGGTTGGGAAGCATGGACTTCGGCAGGTCAGACGAAAGCCGACAGACTGGCTGATTGTCTATATGCAGCGGCCGGACAGCTTTTGCCGGATATGAAGGTGCGCAAGGATACCACAGACGGTGATGCAGATAAGGAAAGCAACTTCTACATCTTGAAGCACACAAAGTGTCCGGCAGTTTTGACCGAAAACTTATTCCAGGATAATATGGAAGATGTGGATTTCTTATTATCGGAAGAAGGGAAGAAAAGTATTGTAGAGACTCATGTTATTGGTATTATTAATTATCTTAAAATCAAATGAAGAAGTGGATGCTGATGGCTGTCGGGATACTAATATTGGTTATTGGTATCTTAATTAAATACAATAGGGGTTTGCATAGTGAATGTGCTCGTCATTCAAATAATATTTCTGTATTAAATAAAGAGATCGAGCGTTATAAAATTCAGGATAGTTTAAATGCTGTTTCCGTATCGGCATTGAACTTGACTATTGATGAGCTGAAAGAGTATCGTGCAGATGATGCTCAAACAATAAAAGAACTCGGCATTAAAAACAAGCATCTTGAGGCTTTGGTTAAAACCGGGATTCATTCAACAGAAACAATCTATGCAGACCGTTGGCATCCACTTCCGGACAGGCCGGATTGTTTAGAGGTTAATAGCAAATGGTCTCATGTGATAGCTTGCTTCAAGGATTCTACGGTTTATTATAATATTCGTGATAGTCTGGCGGCTGTTGTTCATCGAATACCAAAACGAAAATTCTTGTGGTGGAGTTGGGGCACAAAGGGGTATAAACTGGAATTGGTTAATTTTAATCCCAACACAAAGATTGATTACAATGAATTTATAAAAGTCTCAAAATAGCAGTGAGGGGGGCTCGTGAATAGCGCCCCCCTCATCTTTATAGCAGATACTCCTTTAGTGCGTCAATGCCTTGTTTGACACTGCGGGCAATAACATACTTATTTCGGCAGTTTTCCGCTTGCCGCTGAAATTCTTTTTGTTCTTCCGATTGGATGCCTTTCTTCGTCTTAAACTCTATACATAGCGAAGCGTAGCCTTTCTTTGGGATTAGTAGGATAACATCGGATACGCCGGAAGTTACACCTTGCCGTTTGAGATTAGCGGCTTCCCTTATATGGCGGCTTCCACCATTCGGAACAGCGAAGAGAAGCTTATTGGGTAACTTTGGGAATATCTTTTCCACTTCTTCAAAGAACTTGCATTGCATACGTTCTTCCTCGTTGTTTTTCTTCCTTTTTCTTTTGGATGGATTCTTTTGCTCAGCATAACAGTTATAGCAGATATAACCGGCATCAGTCTTAATGACTGATACAGTTTCTTTTCCGCATACAATACATTTTTCTTTAGTCATTTTCGTCATTCGTTCTGATTAATCAAATGTATTTATTCAATTCTTTTTCTAATTTTCTCCTATCAACTTCTGGAAATAACTCAAGAACAAGGTTAAGCGCATTGCAGTAATCGTTTGCGTATTCTTCGGTATCCATTAGCCGTAATACCATTGAACAAAAGATACTCTTTTTCTGTCTAAAATCTCTGCTTAATACTGCTTTTGACAATCTGATAATTTGTTTTTCCATTCCACTCATAAATTCTTTTGTGATTTTGTAATTGATGACAATTAAATCTCTATTCACAAAGCCCATGATAAAGGCTCATACAGCTATATCCACCTTCAGGTTCAAACATATCATCCATGCCGGCATCTTTCCGGTTTACATACTCGAAAACTTCTTCTACTGTTGGATAAGTCTTATTTTTACAGAAACGATCAGGAATGTAACCCGGTGAGAAGAAAGACGAACCCTTTGGGGTTTCTTCTTTCATTCGTTGTTCGGCATCTATCAAGCGACTTCGTCCAAACTCTTCTTGCGAAATTAGCTTTACCTCTTGCTTCCTGCACATAATACAGGGATAGCAACCAACTCGGGAAAATCCACGATAATATAAAGGATTTGGATTTTGTCCAGCAGAAAGGATCTGGTCTATAACTTCTTGTGCTGACCATTGGAAGATTGGGCGGGAAACACTGGCATCATAATGTTCGCACCATTTAAGCACATCTTTTCTACGATAATCTTGCTTCCATACCTCAACAACCTTTCCTTTACGATTCTTTTTCACACGTTCGAAATATTCTCCGAAGTAGTTGCACTCATAAGGGAGTTTGGCGCGTTCTTCGCTTTCTTTTGCTCGAATACCTTGAATTATCAAGCAAGGTTCAGTAAGTGAGAGAATATAATCAATCATCGGCTTTATTTTTAATTCAGAGGTGCAAAACCTTCTTTGGGAAGACGGGAATCGGGAACGTTTGATAGACATATCCACAAAATCAGTGTATTTCTTACTTCTCAAAATTACTAATCTGACATCAAGTTGTTTGCACACGTTACTAATATGTTGATAAGTATCGGGATGCTCCCAACCTGTATCACAAAATACGGCTTCTATTTTATCGGCTCCATATTTATTGGCAGCCTGGATTAAACAGGCTTGCGAATCCTTACCACCGGAAAAACTAACAATTATCTTCATGCTATATGAACTTTTTTATTTCACGCTTCATTATCAATTATATTTCTTCGTAATCCTTACACTCTTTGCAATAAAATCCCCAATTATCATCGTTATATTCGTTGGGCATTTTAAATCTAAGAGAATGGTTTAACGCACAAAGGTCACTATAATGTCGTTTGGCTGACTCCTCAACAGCTCTATCCATTTCATCATCATTCAATTCTCTTTCATCCGATTTAAAGTTCCTGCATGTATCACAGAAACGGATGGGTTTCCGTTTCCCCTTTTTCCCGGCAGGCTTTTCAACTTCTCTTAACCAGCAGTTTTCATCCTTGACCGGGCAACATCTACAGTAGTCATCCATTCCGTAGAATTGGCAGTAACCTTCACAGAACCATTCCCGAAATTCTGCGAGCAGTTTTTTCTTTATAAGCTCCTCTTTCAATCAATCCTCCACTTTTTCAAAGTGCACATCTTGTTTATCTTGTCTTTCAAAATGCAAGCAATAATAATCACCGCATTCCGGTTTACCATTAAAGACGCATCTATCACATTCGTATATAAAATCGCTATCTTTTTTCACGATAATTTTTTCTCCATTATATTCAAATACCTCTCCGATTTTTCTTTCTTGTTCCATAATCAAATCTCCTCTACTTTAACGCATAAGAAACAACACAGCAGCTACAGCCCAACCGGACAAAGCCATCATGTAAAATATGAATTTTGTATAACCAATCCATTTAGCTTCTCGATTGAATTTGTTTATTGCTCCTTTTAAGTCTCCGAACCGTTCTTCAATGTTCCACATCACATTTTCTTTGACAATTTTCCTGAATCTCTCCCGTACATTCTCTGGAATGTACTGTCTGTTTCATAACTGTTCCGTTTTAAATTAATCTTCTTTATTTTCTAAATCTCTGTATTCCACGCAATAGTCAAGTAAATTTAAATCTGGTTCATTCATTAAACATTCGTTCAATCGGGCGCAGTTCATACAACACCATTTGTCAGATAATCTCCCCATAGTTTTTTAGCTAATTCGTAATTCTTTTGTGCTTCATTAACAGCTTTCTTGGCATAAGTGAGAGTATAAGCGTGTTCACGTGGATGTTTGCCAGACTTAACACCCTCATGATATTCTTTCGCTTTCTCTAACTTGTGTTCGTAGAAATCGATACTTTCCGGCATAGAAAGATTGATAGTGTTTGCCTTTTCTTCCCAATATTTGGCAATTCTTTCGTGTTCGGCAGCCTTGTCGCTAAATTCAACACTTTTTCCCATATTGTTCCAAGCATCATTAATCGCTTTTCGATGCCGTTTCTCACTATGGTGCCCGACCTTAATTGGCTCTCCAAGAGAAAGAAAATCTTTGTCTTTGTTCGAGCGGTTGAAATATTCGTTACTTTTTTGTCCGGCAGACTGGGCCCAATCATGGCGGCGCTCGGCTCTTTGTTTGGCCCATTCTTGCACATTAAATCCGTCAGCTCTGACGATGGAGTAATAATAAAAGCCTTCACGTTCATAGATGAGATTGAATACAATACATTCATTCTCTTTGCCATATTTGGTTGTAACTTCAATAACTTCTCCTTTTTCGTGTTTTTCACTGCATTTTGCGAGAAAAACATTGGGTACATATTTGCTATACGTATTCATATCAATATAATTATCGGTTAAAAACTTCTTTGTGTACTTGGTTTATAGTGCCATTGATTATCAAAGAACCTTTAGCGGCACGGATTTTATTACCTTTTTCTTGAACTTGATAGCCGGCTTTTTTCAGCCGGTCTATTTTTTGTTGTGGTGTTATTTTAGAAACCTTCATCATCATAATCTGTGCTGAAAATATTAGCTACCATATCAACGATATTCTCTTCTATATCTTCCGTGGAACCGGTAACATCTTTGGCAATGGCTTTCTTATTTTGAATGATACGGTAAACTTTCTCGTCAATGGTACGTCGGCCGAGGAAATAGTAACAGGTTACAGAATCCTTTTGCCCTATACGATGCGCACGGTCTTCGCACTGGCAACAATCGGCATAAGTCCAGGGGAATTCAACAAAGGCAACATTGCTTGATGCAGTTAGGGTCAGTCCGACTCCTGCAGCTTTAATGGAACAGATGATAATATCCGTTTTGGGATTGTTTTGAAAAGAATCCACTGCTCTTTGTTTCTCATCTTGTGAGTCCCTTCCTGTTACAGATACAGCCGTAGGAAAATAGCTTTTCAGTTGATCTACCACTTCGTGAAGTGAGCAAAAGAGGATGATTTTCTTTCCATTCTCACGAAAGTCTTTTACGAACTCAATTACATCACGTACTTTCCCTCTGGCTGATATTTGGCGGAGGATATTAATACGCACCATGACTTCACCTCGTAATGCTTTCTCTATCTTTTCATCATCCGCTTCTTTGTATTTTTGTAGGTACATGATAAGATCACGCTCTGCGTCGATATACTCCTTGCGGTTAGTTATCTCACAAGTATTTACTTGTCGTATTTTATCGGGAAGGTCTGTCAGCACCAATGACTTTTCACGCCGGAACATACATTTAGTCCATAACATATAGTTCAGTTCTTTCAGGTTTGACGCTTCATTCTGACCGGAGCAATATCTATTGACGAATGTCTTATATCCTCCAAAATCTTCCATTCTGGAAAGGATAGATAACTGCGGAATTAAATCTTTAGGCTTATTGACAACCGGAGTTCCGGTAAGTTCAATGACCCATTCCTTACCATTGCATATACCTTTACAGAATTTAGCCTGCTGAGTGGATGATGATTTGCAACGGTGGCTTTCATCAATGATTACAGATTTGAAAAGTTGGATGCTGTTTCTAAATTCCACATCTCTTAAAGTCCAACCAGATTCTTTTTTGATACGTTGTACAAAGTATTTTTTAAGCGATTCATAATTAACGATGAATACCTGATACATGCCAGTCTGATAAAAGAAAGTCCATGTATCTCGTACTTTATCCGTCAGTACCATTGCCTTTTTATCTGTGAACTTATGCCATTCTCTTTCCCAATTAACCTTTAAGGCAGAAGGACAAATAACCAAACAAGGAAAGGCATTCCCAAGATTAATGGTTGCAATGCTTTGCAGTGTCTTTCCAAGGCCCGGCTCGTCGCAATTCATGAATCGTTTGAGCTGTAATCCTCTTGCAATTCCTTTTAATTGATAGGGATATGGGTTTACTTTGAGTAAGTGGGGAATATCAAGCTCCGGCAGTTCCGGTATATTGTACGCAACTTCTTCCTCTTCTTCTTGTTTCTGTTGTCCTGTAACCCATTGGATATTTTCAAATGGTCTGATTTGATAGACCATTTTTTCAAGTTCGACACGACTGGAAACAGGAATAAGCCATTTCTTTCTGCTTCCGTCATATCTCTTGCCTGTGATTTGACGTATTCTGTCAACAATAGTGGGCTTGTACTTGAAAGTAACTTCAAAAACGTTTCCTTTTAATTCTATAATCATGACTTGTAATTTAGAGTTTTATGGGGCTGACGAAATCAGCCCCGAATTTGATTAAGCGGCAGGAGCTATAGTTTTGGTCTTTCTGCCTTTTCTTTTAGGCTTTTCTTCTTCTGCAGGAAGTTCTTCTGTATCGGTAACAGCTTCATCGGGGATATCGCTATCAAAGTCTAACCGCTCTTGCTTAATGCCCCATTTCTCTTCAAAGAGATATGCTTCCACTTCCGCATCGCAAGCTGCTGCATCTATTTGTAGTTCTTCTGAAAATTTATATTCTTCGTCTCCGAATGGAGTAAAGATTTTCAAATCCACAATTTTACCGGATTGTAGTAATTTGCCTCCCATTATGGTTATACCCGGTACTCCATCGTTGCTATCATTGGCATATCCGGTAATGAAGTAGTTATTCAGAGTTTCATCAAAGCCCGGTGATGTAAAACTTGATTTGTAGATTTTTTCCGCTTCGGGTTGCTCGCATAATACCACAAGATGCAGTTTCAAGTGATTAAAAATCTCCTTCAGTTCGGAATGTACGATTTGGTCGCAATTCTTGGTAACCTTGTTTGTGTAGTTGGCTTCTGTGAATCGCTCGTTGTACACAACATTTAATCTGTCTTTTTTAATGACAGCCTGCTTGATGTCAATTTTTGCAGTTTCCATTGTTCTCTTTTTTAGGCTCATCCTTTGATGTAAGAATAAGCATGTTAATAAATAGATATATGATTATACCGGCTCCCATGATGAATGGGAATCCAGTAATGTTTTCGTCTAATCCCATTAGGATAATGGCTATAAGAAGCCAAAGCAAGTATTTGGGTGCTTCTTGGTCGTTTAGCATTTTTGTCTGTTGTTATTGTTGTACATACCAGCCATTTTCATTTCTTCTTTGGCTTTGCTTATTACTGTCACGCACCATGATAGCTGATGTGTTGCGGTTCGATTGCACCGTTCACACCAATCGACCAAATATCGTTCTTCCCTGCAAAGGGAGTTTACTAAAGCGTTTATTGCCGTAGCTGTAGCCTTGGCATTTTTGGCTGTTTCGGCAAGTGTTTTCATTGTTTCGGAATTCATGGCTTCGTTAAGCCAATATTTAGCATCAGCTAATAACTTGCCTGAACGGGCGACATATACAGCCAAGTCATTTCCGCGCAATACGGCTTCTTCTGCATTTTCGCTCATTGTTATATTGAGGAATGAGTCAATATCTGTAAGTTCCTTGCAGATTTGTTCTTTGGGTGTGATAAGTATGTTCATATCGTTTTCGATTAAAATATATCAAGAAAAGAGCATCCACCATTTAAAAGCCAATTCATCATACTTCTCTTTTCCACGTTTATAGGTATCATCGTCTCGTCTAATGAATGCTTTGAATATTTTCAGGTTCTTCTTGCTGATGGCATAGATAAAGTCCTGTTGGCTTCCTGCTATATCCATATACCATGCTCTGGAACGGTCCCAATCAAAAAAATCTATAGCTTCATTGAACTGGTTTTGTGATTCTGCAAAAGTGGTCTTTAAATCTCCACCAAATCCAAAACCAGGTAACCACCAATCCCATTTACACCGGGTATCAAGAGTGTACTCGAAGTTTCCGTAGAGAAACCTCTGGGATTTGTTCACCATGAATTTCTGTGTGTCGGAGTTGGAAAGAACGGCTCTAAGGAACTCGTCTTTTCTTGCCTCTTTTCTTAAAGCTTCCCTCATGGCAAGGCCTAACTCGAAATCTTCCCGTGAATAGGTTACATCATCCACCATGCGCTTACTATAATGTACCCGTTCGTTTTCGGTAATAAGTGCATCTACCAATGTCCCAAACTTGAAGGCTTTTTCTTTATCCCCATACTGGGTACGGGGATAAAGATAGTTTTTGAGTTCTGTCAGATCGGAGTTGCTGACTTCTGTACGCAAGTAATATGAATCTGGATTTGCCATCACTTTCCTGCTTTAACTTCTTCTTCGTATCGGATATATTTTGATTTGATTTTCATTTCATCATCGCTGTTGGCTTTCTTTTCGCAGAAGGAAATCATCTTTTTGTGGATTTTTTCAAGTTCTTCTATTGTCAGATTCTGACCTTCATTTATCCACCACATCTGATATATTTCCAAGAAGCCGGCAGGGTGTAGTATTTTAATCCTTTCAGTCACTTTGGCTTTGCTGGTTCTTGTTGTAACAGAAGCGGCAGCCGTTGCAAACAGACTATTCATTTGTGCGGATTGTATAGAAGATTCCGCTTTTTGTTGCTGCTCATGTTCTTTTTGCTGTATTTCAAGTTCACGTTGTTTTCGCTCCTCTTCTTCCCGTTGTTTCCTTTCGGTTTCCGCTTTGGCAGCAGCTTCAGCATCTTTCTTACGCAATTCTTCTTCCTCAATAAGTTCTTGCTTTTTGGAGGAAAGACGGTCGATAAATGACTGACGTAAATCCTCCATGTCAAACTTATACTGTTGAGAGAAAGCGGAATATTTATTGCTTAGAATTTCAGCCTTGATATTCTCTTTGGTTTGTGCGTCCAGATAGTAAGTTGTAATATCTTTATTGAAAGTGTCGAAGTGCTCACGAGGATACAGAGTTGACCAACCTCTAATACTCTTTTCTTTCAGCTCAAATGTAGCCAGTGTAATGCTTTCCCAAATATGGCTCAGATTCTTCTGTTGTTCGGCAAAATAGGAACTCATGTGTGTATTGATAGCCTGTTCAATAGCAAGCCGATACGTTCCTTTTTCCTTTTCAATATTGGCTTGTCGTTGCATCTCCTGCTGCTTCCTTCTTTCTTCTTCACGCTTCAGTGCTGCATATCTGTCACGTTCTGCAGCTATTTTGCCCGGAATTGTTGATTTGTCTTTTGGGTCAATAGCTTTTTCATCTGTCGTGAAAATGGACCGGATACGGTCGAATAGTTGGGTAACAGGCGCACGACGGCTTTTCATGTTGGTAATTGTAACATTGACTTTCTTCAGATACTCCGCAGCTTTGGCATCCAGTTCATCAGTCATACCTTCTCCTTGAATCGTATCTAAGATTGCCTGTCCCGCTGAATTACAGTTGGCTATTGATTTTTGGTTCTTGCCTAAGGCGTCAGGGGCACTTTTCATTAAAGAGGTAAACTCTTCTACTTTTATTAATTCTGTTGACATAGCTTTAAGTATTAATGGTTAGAATCCTTCTTCTTCATCTGCTTTGCTGACATTTACAGATACCGGTTCCGGTGCGGTGAGTTGTTTTTCTTCACCGAAAGGAATGTTTGGGTCTTCCTGTGCAATATTGGCATCTTCCACAATTCCATAATCGATGATTTCTTCTTCCTCCTGGTCGGTTGCCATAATGGTATATTTTCCGGTACGTACTTTAGGGTATGCGTCGAAGGCGTGTTTAATCATTTTGTTTTCAAGGAAACCGGGGTCAATACCGCCATTATTGGAAGTGTATAAAGCATTGGCATTACCAAGCTCTCTCCGCCTGGTTTGCTCATTCCATTTGGAATTTGCTTTTTCGCTATAATGCTTCAAGCGTTCAATATCCCCTTGCATAAGCCATTGATAATCCACTGAATTATCATTGCGTACAATGCGTATGAATGCTGCAATAACCTTGGTTGATGTGCGGGGGCATTGTGCTTCATACTCGATGTTTTTTACTCCATTGACTAAAGATGCCTTGAAATGGTCTCCCTCATAAACGACGACGGGGTTGTCAGCATATTTAATTTGGCCGGCACGCATACGCATGGTAAGTTCACCGTAGCCGGTAACCGAAACGTATGCACGTTTTTCGTAAACATCGTTCCCATGTTCGTTTTTGTACCCAGTTTTGCAGTTGCGACTCAGAATATAGCAGAGCGGATGCCCTGTCTGGTCTAATGTTAGTCCATTGACTGCGATATCAAGGAAACAACCATAAAGGGACATTTTGCTTGAAGTGCCTACATCGGGGTTATCCCGAAGTAATTTTTGAAAATTGAATACTTCTTTGTGGTACATCTGCTCACCCTTATCCGTACCCCAAATTGCATTGTACATTTGAATAAACTTTGCTTGTACACCTTCATTTTCGACAATTTTCGTTGCTGGAAGCGCATTTAGCTCTTCCATCTTAACTTGAATAATACTGCTCATAATGAGAATTTTAGTTGTTAATATTAAAATCTGCTTTGTCTAACCGTACCCAGACTGATTTGCCGGGACTATTAAATGATTGTTCTAAATTGACATCAACAAGCACCTGATTATAGCATTCCAATTTGCGTATAACCACTCCGGTAATAATGGCGTAGTCCACATCATCCCCGTAATGTCCGCACCGGAAAAAGAATCCGGCTGAAATGTTCTGCCCTATTTGTATATCTTTTGCAGTCATGGTACTTGCATTAATACTTTGATTATGTTGGCCGGTACTTTGTTATGAATATCCATCATGGCACTTGCTGTTTCCAGTTCGGACATTTTCACATAATACTTGCCGCGTTCCTTGTTCTTTGCAGGATAAAACTTTATCCATTCCTTACTACGCCATTCTGTAATGAGACGACGTCCGTATATCTTTTCTGCTTGGGAGATTGTTACCACCTCCGGCAGTAGCCCTAATGCTTTAAGCGTCTGAATCGTTCCGATTTTTATGCCGCTTGCTACAATTCTTTCTAAATATCTTTCTCCCATTTTAGCTGTTTCTTAGGTTGGTTAATTATTGGTTACGAGCTTTCTTCACTATCTGAAACACATTGCAACTCTATGCTATGCTGCCTGTTTATAATTAGGTTGAGATATTTCTTCGGTCTTGTATCTTTGCGTTCTTCCTCTTCTTGTTCGGTAGTAATAATCGTGATGATTATCTACTGAAAATTGGAATATTGTTATTCCCAAGAAGCAAAGAGCTATAATTGTCTTTTGTAGCTGTTGAAAATCTATGTTTAGAGTAAATACTCTATTGGCCCACCATGACCCCAGTTCATTTAATTTGCTGGTTCCGGTCTTTTTGTATGCTTTGTCGAGCAATACGTTGATAGTTCCGTAAGCCACGTGAAGCCTGTCTGCCATTTCTTTCTTTGCGAGTCCGCAAAAGGCAAGTCCGGCGATCTGATTTTCACGCTTGGTTAATTCATTGTTCGCTTGTAGTTCCATTTTGCAATGTTTCTAATTCGGCTGCCGCTTTAGAAACTCCTTTTGAGGCTTCCAAGGCTTCTTTAGCCATTCTGGTTGCTATTGTGAGAACTTTAGCCTTATAAGCTGAACGGGCAGATGCAGGCTTGTTGTTAAGGATATTATGTACTGTGCCTTTTGAACATCCTGCTTCTTTTGCAATGCTCCCCTCATAGCCATAAGGGAGATTGGATTTAATAATTTCTAATTGATTTTCCATATACCTGATATTATTGTCTGAGTTCCCGGCAAGGTGGTCAAGCCCGGCCGGGATTGATTATCTATTTTTGTTTTTTCTTTTCGTATTCCAAACAAGCCCTTCCATTTGCGAGCCATTTTTTGGAACCTCTTTTAGCGCAAAGACCAATAGCTTTATTTTCAGTGCTGCGACTAAAGTATTTGCACGTGGCACATCTTGAATATCCCATGATTATTACTTGCTTAAAATATTATCCAACAACTTCTTATCATCATCCCAGAGGTTATAACCCTTAGCAATCTTTCTTCTGAGGTACTCACGTTCGCCAATCATAGCGATTGCCATTTCTCTCAAATCGCTTGCATTACATTTTTCTGCTTGATCTATCAAAAGGTTAGAAAGGCATTTACGCTCTTCGTATAGTTCACGTACTAATGCGGTCTTCCGTTCTATCTCTTTAAGTGCGGTTGGATTTTCAATCCACAGCTTACAAAAAAGGTCTTTATCAAGGTCTGTATTCATATAGCATTCTTCTACTTCTGAATAATCACCTACGAACTTTTCACCGGTTCTTTCTTCGAATTCTTTCTGTGTCATATCTTGTCTTTTTAGAGTAAATAATCTATTTTGC